TACGGGAACGCATTACTAGTTTCTCCCTCGAGAGAAACGGGGCCGGGGATGGGAGACTGGATCCGGCCCTGATTGATGGCTATGGAAAAAAGATTTGTTGAAATATTTACAGGACTAAAAAGAGATTATGGGTATGCTGACCCTCAGTCTGCGTACAAGGACCCTTCTACGGGTAAATTAAAAATAGAACATTTTTGGGCAAAGAAACCAGTCACAGAGCAAGATTACGAAAATCATTTAAAAGGTATTAAACCAATAGGCATACAGCCATGTGATGATGAAGGTATGGCTAAGTTTGGTGCAATAGATATAGATTCAAAAGCGTATGATCAATTTGATACAAGAAAATATTTAGAGATTATAGATAAAAATAAAATACCTGTCATACCCGTAAAATCAAAAAGCGGTGGATTACATTTATATGTATTTACAGACAAACCCGTTAAAGCTACATTTATTAAATCATTCCTAGAAAAATTATTATACACCTTTGATCTTAAACCAAGCACGGAAGTTTATCCTAAACAAACAGAGTTAGATCAAGGACCAAACAGTACATCAGGTAACTTTATAAATTTACCATACTTTAAGAAACAAGAAAGGGTTGGTCTTAATTTAGATGGAACTACGTTTACGTTTGAACAGTTTATTAAAGTCATAGATGCTAACACTAAAACAAAAGAAGAGTTAGATGAATTTATTAATGCTCACATTAAAAGTATTTTAATGGGAGGTAATGAAGAGTTTGCAGATGGTCCACCATGTTTACAAATTATAACAAAAGATCTATCAGCTAATAATAAATTAGCAGATTACAGAGATAGATTCTTATACAACTATATGGTTTTCGCTAAGAAAAAATATGGAGATATATGGGACAAGAAAGTTTTGCAAGCAGCTAGAGACTACATTGTCTATGATAATGAATGGGGAGATGAGAAAGTTAAAAAGAAAATTAAAGCATGGGAGAAAGAAACCGCAGGACATACTTGTGATGAAGAACCAATACACGATCATTGTATGAAATCAGAGTGTGCTAAACGACAATTTGGTTTTTTATCTGATAAGATAAAAAGATTTCCACCACTTACAGCTTTAATTAAAATTAATTATTCTCCTGATCCTGAATTTAGATTTACAATTACCTATGTAGATAAAAAAGAAGGAGAAGTTAGCAAACAAGTCATAGCTAAAGATGCAACATATTTTACAAATCAAGACAGACTTAGAACACTAATAGCTGCACACACGCCTATCTTTCCACCACGAGTTACCAATAAAGATTATCAAATTATTATGGAAAATTTATACGAAACTCAAAATGTAGAAAGTCCTCCACCTGGAACATCGGACAAAGAATTATTACAAAAACATTTAGAAGAATATGTAACAGGAGTACAAGCTGTAAGTGATACATCGTTTAGAAATGGTAGCACATTAATTGATGATGGCTATGCTTATTTTGTTTTAGAACCTTTCTTTAATCATCTTAAAAATAAAGAATGGAAAATTAAATTAACAAAAACAGGTAGAATGATGGAGGACTTTTTCAAAGCTGAACTTAGTGTATCAAAAAGATATCCTAAAAAAGACTCAGATACTAAATCAAACAATCCTGTAAGATGTGTAAAGATATCCATGCAATACTTTGATGAAGAAGACAATGAACTAGAGATCTTAGATATGAAAGATAAGGAAGATATTTTGTGATAACTAAAATTTATGGACCACCAGGTACAGGTAAGACAGAAAAATTAATTAGAAGAGCAATGGCTTATGTTAGAGTAGGCACACCACTAGATCAAATAGGTTACTTTGCATTTACAAGAAAAGCAGCCAACACAGCAAAAGATAGAATGTTAGAAAAAAATCCACAATACAAGAAGAAAGATCTATTATATTTTAGAACGTTTCATTCTTTGGCTTTTCAAAAACTGAGTCTAGATGAGAGCAAAGTCATGCAAGACTATCATTATGCAGATCTAGGTAGGATCTTAAGTATTAGAATAAATGTGAGAAAAGATGTAGACGCATCGCCGTATTTAACTTGTGATAACGAGTATTTTCAAATTATTTTAAAGGCAAAAGAAAAATGTATTTCAGTTTGGGATGAATATTGTTCAGGAGAATATTCGTCATCAGTTCGATGGGGATTGTTAGAACACATTGAAGCTAATT